TAACTATATAGGTTGTTAAATACATTCCCTCTAAAACAAGAAATGTAGCATTCTTCTACTCTATCCCTAAGAGGATGGTTTATCATAATGCTAGATAATACTAGATTACAATAAACTAAACCCACTTGGATATTTGTTTCTGTTGAATCATACTTGGCTCTATTTGTAGAGCCGAGAGTTTTTCTAAATGTTGCTTCTCTAACTAATTCCCCATTAGAATTATACATAGAAACACTTTGTTCAAACCTTTCAGTTATTTCAACAAAGCCACAATTTATGCAGATTTTTTCTCCAAGTCTTTCATTAAATTCAAAATCACTTTGACCACATTCTATGCAACTCATATTAGTTCCTCTAAATTATCAAAAGACAATCTGCGCTCCGACATTTCCTCTCTTATGTAAGATTGAATTGTTCCTACAAATTTAGTTACGATATTATCATTCATTAAAGCCAACGCTCTAGCGACCATTTGGTCTCCAATAGAATTACCACCATGACTAGTCATATTATCTATACAAATGGGTCCCAACCAACCAAATTCTTCTGGGACTTTTTCATCTTCCTCTGAATACTTTCTAACATTGTAAACATAAACACTAACATTTTGCCTATCGTGTTCACCAGAAACAGCATCTCTTTTCTGTATTTTCCAATCAAATAATTTTCCTTTAACAAAGAGAAATTCATTATTATGTTTTGTATATTTTTCTCCAGTTGTGTAGTTAATATCTCCCACTTCAAATCCCTTGTAGAATATTCTATCAGGATATTTTTCACACATTTCAGAAACTAGTTCTT